AGTAATAGCTCTTACTGCTCATCAGTCCAACACTGGCATGGGCGTCATTCAACTCAACCACTCTTCGCTCAAAAACGAAAGACCATGATTGTCAATGTCCTCATCGGAGAACAACACGTGGTTAGTAGCAAGGTAATAATCCCCTGCCGTGAGACCAGAGAGTACGTGAATAAAACCTGTAAAATCACTCAAGGAACCAGTGACTCTAGGGTTCTTTATGTCAGCCAAAATGCCGGACATACCGTACTTTGCAAACAAGCCCCTAACATTCCAAGAAATGCCAGAAAGCTCCAACTCGCCCCGATCCCACAACAAAGCAAACTTGGCAAGGTAAAGATCACTCAAAGGTTTAAAATGCCTAAACTCATACGCATAACTTAAAGCCTTTCCGGCGAGATAAGCCGGCCTAGACATGGACGTAGGAATAGGACAAACATTAAACCTAGCAAGTGCCTTACCCAAATAAGGAATCATTACATAGCCCTGCGGTAAATTAACAAAATAACGGGACAGGAAGGTGCACCCCTCAAGAGTTTTACGATAGGACACCTTGGCGTCCATTCTAGCCAACTTAGCAACGTGTGCGTAAGTACGGGTGTAAAACCTCTTGGAACCTGTAGCGTTATCAAGTCGCAGAACCACATCGTCTCCAAGAATACATGCTGCGCCAGAACGGGAGACAAACTTAGTGAAAGCTTTAACGATAGTAGCGTTCCACATGCTATTGCGAAACGTGGTTGATTGAGCGCCAGTTGGGAGCTGGTTGTCAATGCGCATTTTGACACGATACTGACGATTAGATATCGTGTAAGAATTTGCCTGCAGCATCAACCCAGTTAGCCACACCGGGGCTCCTAAGTGCCTCAACCACATGACTTCAAGCATGTGAACATCTTTGACTTGACTTGAATCGTTGGCGGAAAAATCCGCACTGAGGAAACAAGACTTGTCGTCCCCATATGCATTCATGTGGGCAACGATTTCCTCGGACTTCTTTTTATAAGCACCTGTCAATTCAAGGCAATCATACCCCCTCCTATTGTCAAACGCCTTAAACATGCGTTGTGTGCACTCCTGCATAATAGGACCGAGAAGCACATTATGCAAATCGGAACTCTGATTAATAATGCTAGGAGCCCAATTGGTATCGTGCCGCTTAAGCAAAGATTCCATCTTGACGAAAACTTGCTTATCTGAAAAATCCCTCTGTGTAATATGGGAAATGGATTGAGCGGCACGAGCTTGTCTAGCCTGTTTGGCGGCCGGAAATTGGGAATTCCACTCCCTAAAACGCTCCATA